TGAAGCTACATCAAGGGATATAAGTTCCTTCAATACACTTATTCTCCCTTTGGTGACAAACACGGATTTCAAAGAAGCTCTTGTGTTGTCGTTCTTTTCACGTTCCTTATCAAGAAGATATTGAAGATAAGCTTTCATATCTTCCCAATGGAAAGTGTTGAAATCTACTGAAGGCTGTTGAGGAAGTGTAATCATATAGGAATGTCAATAATGGTGATGAGTATTATATTCCTTTTCCGGTAGCTTGCGCAAGTTCAAGTTCCGCCTGCGTAAGTACTTGTTGCCGAGTCTTTGAAAGGTGTTGAAGGCCAGCAATGAATTTCTTATTGGCAGAATCTTCCTTCATGCTTTCAATAAGGATTTGATCTCTCCTTGCTGCGGATTCTTCTTTAGCGGCAAGATTGATAAGCGCAATTTCCCTATCCGTATCTGCCTTGAGAATTTGTGCCTGCGATTCAGTAAGACGTGCTTGTGTGGCAGCCAAACGCTCCTGGCTTTCCAATGTCTCTCGTTGCTGATTGAGTGTTTGTTCGAACTCCAGCTTCTTGAAGTCAAGTTCCAATCGAGCTTTGTCAAGTTCCAATTTCTCCAATTCAGCAAGTGCCTTGATACTGGCTGGATCAGGAGTATTATTCTTATTCTCCGCAGCCTTTCTTTCAGCTTCTGCGACTTCCTCTTCATCCATTATAATATCTGTGTAAGGTAATTGCATCATAGACAAGCGGGCTCTTTGCAATGCTCCTTGATTGATTCTCTTTGCCATCTCTGGATTGTTGGCTGTTTCAACCGATACCTTCTCCAGGTCTTTGATATAAGCTTGTTTGTTTCTGAAATCCGTCGAGGAAAGCACTCTGATATTGAAATTGCCTTTTATAGAATCATCTTCATTGAATTGCATGTTCCAATCATACATACGAGAAATGAGGGGTTCGGTGATATTGGAATCCCAGCGTTCTGCTTTTCTATCCAGCAATACAGTAGAGTTCCTGTTTAATTGGGCCGTACCTGTGGCGCTATCCACCATCGATTCAGGAGAACCCAATCCGGCGTTGAGAAGAGGAATGCCAGATTCTTCTTCGGCAAAGGATCTTGCCATTTGAAGAACTTGTGAAAGTTCATTTATGACATTAGGAGTGATGAAAAACTCAAATGCTCGTTTGTTATCTGCTCCAAGATCTCTATTGATCCACACCTTTCTTGGATGAAACTCCCATTCTCCGTTTGCTGGTTCTATTACTGATTGCTGTATGACAATCTGTGGACCAGAAGACATTGAAGCATTGTCAAGAATCATGTGCCATGCCTGGCTCACAACACGCTGAGGATCTGCTACAAGAGAAGGTACTCCATGCCCATAGGGAGAGGCGGGATCTTTTTCCCAAACGGTTATACTGTAGGGAGGAGAGAAGGCCCCTTCGATAACACTTAATTCAAAGCGTATCATCTGTCCATTTACAACCCAAACCTCTCCATAGAGATTCTCGTCTGGGATATCGTCCAGATCAAATTGTGATTTCACTCCAACGGTATCTATTTGCTTCCGTGTGATCGGCCCGTGATATTCCAAAACAATGAATTTCTTGGCAAATAGATTTGGGTTGGTATCGGAAAGAGAGGAAAAATCTGAAAAGGACTTATCCAATCCCTCTTCCGGTGGAATAGAAATTGCTTCCTTGATGGCTTCTCCTATGAATCCGGGATGTTTTATCTTTTCAATCAGTTCCTGTTTGGACCACGGATGCACTTCCACTATACTCTTTTGATTCCTGTGATCATTAGTGGTGTCATCAAGATATACAAACCACGGTGATACAGCGGTCACACGCGGATATATGTCCTCAGAGAATGAAGGAATCCAGACGGATGTTCCATCAAAGTCAGATTCACGGTTATATACTTTCTTGAGTTTGCCGGTATTGACAGGACCTTTCATTATCCCAGTACCAAGAACCACCCAGCTCCACATGGCTTCTTCGGACTCTGTGATATAGTCGGATTGCTCCAATTGCTCTTCTATTTCTTCTTCCATCAATTTGGCTTTTCTGAACGCTTTGGCCTGGCCGCTTTGCACTTCTTCCTTTGATTCAAGCAAAGAGGCTTCTACGTCGTTCGGATTAACATTCTGCAAGGGTTTCTCTATATCGAGAGGACTCTTTACTTTGGGTTTGACATTCGGAGGGACGATGGACCAGTTCTTTTCCCCTCCTGCAAATTGCATTGACATGACATGGCTCAAAGCAATATCGCATTTGGTCTTAACAATATTGAAGTCAGGACGTTTACGGTTGGTGTGTGTTCCAAAAGGCTCTCGGGCGGTACCTCCGCCACCGATCCCGTCTCCTCCGTGACCATGCCCGGATGCAACGCTTCCCAGCCATAAGCGTTGCGCACGTAACCATTGATTCTCTTTTGATTTACGGCGGGATGCGCGCTTCTCAAACGCGCGCTCAACCATCGTGACAAGGTTTTCTATGGTTTCATCACGCTTGCGCTTGGTCTCTAAGAGTTTATCTTTCTCAAGTTCGTCCTTTATTTCCTTTCTTTCTCTCTCTGAAAGAATAATCTTTCCCTCAGAAGGGAGATCATCCTTTTTTAGGCCCTTCAATATCTTTCCAGTAGAACCGTCGGATTCGTCCTTGTCATCAGATATCATACTTTCTTGCTCCAAAGTTATTCATTGCCCCAAGTTGCATATTGGCCTGAAGGCCACGGAATGTATTTGGAATGGAAGCGTAATCGATAGATGCTACAATATAACGCATGGCATCCATTTCGTGGTCATCCTTCTTAACGATGGATCCTTTCAAATCCCTGCGATATACAACATATTCTTTGGCAAAGCTGTGCAAGTCGTCGAACACCTTGAGTTGCCCTGCACTCATGCGTGACCATGTTTCCTGGATGCCGGATTCGACAGCATTGTCCGCTTCTTTCAATTTTAGTCCAAGCTGCCTGTACATTGTGAGAAGTTTTCGTCCATCATGGGAGGAACGCCCATTCGCAGAAGGATCGATCACTCCGGGTATAGCGTCCCCTCCCTTGGCTTTTATGAACGAAGCTACAATGTCCGGTTCCTTTTGACTCAAGTATAATTCGTCATATAGATAGATACAATCTGAATCAGGATGAACTGCTGCAAACAACACAGCCGTTCGGTTCCATCCTACATCCATTCCAAACAATCTCCTCCAATTCTTGGGTATTGTGAAGCGAGGTACTTGGATAGCTTCCAAGGGAATGGGATACACGTTTCCCGATCCGATAGAGGGCTTTCCATATCTCCTTGCATCCCTGAGGTGTGGGGGAGTATCCGCATAAAGCGCTTCTTTCTCTTCCTCAGATAGCCAAGGAGCATCCTCCCAACCTGCTTGAATAATCGCTATCCTGTGATTGGAAGCCTTGTGTTCAGCAAACTTGACACCTACTTCTCTGTCATCAAAGGCAAGGATAGGTGTAGCTCCTTGAAGATAATCTGCATTCTTGGCCTTGTTGATAATCAAAGGGGTGAGTCCGTGCAAAGGCGTGAAAGTAAGAAGTATCACTCCGTCGGTAGTCATCACACGGATGGCACACTCATTTTCTATGATTTCTGGAGCTTCCTCATCCAGCCATATATAGTCCTTAGATGTACCATAGAAAGAGCGTACCCCTTGCTCATAACTCTTGAATCCTATTAGTGATATCCCCCCAGATACGTGTTTGACTTCCACCGATTCTATTCCATTCGGCACACCTTGCTTGGATAATACCCGTGCAATTCTGTCTCTGGGTATCAATCCGGTACCAAAGGCGCCCGGAGGGCCAAGCAAGGCATTCTGAATAACATCCCGAGTGGTTTGGTGCGTGTCTCCAACGACCCACCCTGTGGTGGGGCCGCTGAAAGTTTTGCCTTCCCACCACTCGGGATATTCTCCTGTTGCCCAGCAGCTTACGGCAAATGCACCGGAACTGGTCTTTCCTACCCGGTTGCCTGCCATGTAGATGACTTCTCGATATGCTCTTGTTGCATCAAAGAACGCTTTGTGCTTTGGACACCTTTCTATGGAAAAAGGAGTGTCCGGCATGAAAAGTTTCTTTGTTCCTGATCCTTCTAATTCTTCCTTATAGGCTTCAGCCAGATTGAGTAGTGCTTTCAAATGATTGGCTGACATCCCTTTCAATCTTCCCCCAGAGAATGCGTCGGCACTTCCCATTCCAGAAATATCACCGCCGCTCTTGGCATCCGATGAGTTTTCCTCGATCCATGCGTCCAGAGAACCTTTGGAGGAAGGCACACTGTTATTTGCTTGGCGGTTGGAAATGGAAGACATCAACCGGATGCTTTAGAAGAAAGGGAGGGATCCGCTTTGCTAAATCGGGAAAGCAATTGAGAATTTTGCATATCTGGATAAAGTGTCTTGAGTACAGCCGGTAGAGTCTTTCTGAGCTTCGAGGATATTTCATCCAGAGATTCTCCTTGCCCCTTCCGGTTCGTATCTTCTACTTGCGTCTTTTCACTCCATCCGAACAGATTCTTCATGTTGAATGCCCATAGGGAGGTATTGAAGGTCTTGTCCTTTATATTGCGTCGGCCCTGGCCTATCCACCATGCCTTGGAAAGTGTTCGACCAATGTCCACCAATTCTTGGAAGTTAGAGTTAGTGCTATAGTATTCCATGAATTTAGGATAAGTGATGTTAAGAAGAGCACATACCTCCTCATCCGAAGCACCTTCCTTGTAAGCCTGCTCCAGTTTCGTTATCCATCCTGCCTCTTCTGTACCGACTTCAGCGGGATGGATCCTGTTGCGTCCCTTCGTAGTGGTTTTAATTGAGGGCATGATTTTCATTCTCTTCATATTCACTTTCACAAGGTGCCGGCAAGAATTCCCCTTTGCCTGTGGGTGCACGATATAGCCCCACTTCTTCCTTTGAAAGGATCTTTGCCAGCGGAAATACGTTCAATTTCCCTGTAACTGGATCCACTTCCGTTCCCACAAGTAAGGATTCTTGCTTGGAGTCCCTTACATTGTAAGCATCCATCCAGGCTATTTGATTGGCAAATGCTCCCTTATAGAACATCTCCAAGTGATCATAGTGTGCAGCACTGGGGGAATTGGACATCACATTCAATACAAGATCCACCTCTTTCTTCGACCGAATCCTACGGCCTTTGGATTCCCCGCTTCTATGGTGTACTCCATTTTTCTTAGTGGTTGACATATGTGTGATCTTTTCCATCAATGTTAAAGAGGTGCGGATTGCGGGGAGGTATTACGAGGACGATCATGTTTCCTGAGATAGAAACTTTTCGGCAATCTTCCGTGCCTCATGGCAAAGACAATTTCCTTGGCGCGATCTCCTGTTTGCTTATACCAAAGAGAATCTTCCAGAGAATGTGCAGCTCCCTCGAAGTCTTTTTTCGATAGACATTCACGCAGTTTTCGGAATTGTAAAAGATTTGTTAAGCCAAGGTTATAAGCAAGGTTCACCACAAGGGCTTTTCGTAACTCTCCAAGATCGCTATCGAACTTTGGATAGAACGCCCGAGCATCTTTTACCGCTTGCTCCAGATCATCATATAGTAGGTTTATCGCCTTGGCATAGGAAATAGGTTTCATCGAGGGGAGCGCATATTTCTTATGGCCGAAACCGATTGCGAACTTTCCATCGATGTCTTTATAAGGGATAGCCTTGAAATTCTCGTGCACTTTTATTTGCTCCATGGCTATTGCCCTGAAGTCATTATTAGGCCGATAATTAGCTTTTGCGGCAGGTGAAACTGGCATGTCTTTAAAGGTTCCTATTAGCCAGAATAGGCAAGGTATTATGTAACTCGACAAGGATACTATCACGCTTGTGGGTTCCTTTTATTAAATGGGTTACGGTAATCTTAGACCCGATAAGTTCCTAGAAGT